AATTCGCAGTCGTCACATACCCAGCGGTCGGTAGCTTTGACGATGGAGGTGAATGGGCCGTATTGCTCAGTGGCGGTGATTAGGGCTTTCATGCTGCTGCCTCGATTTTTTGGATTAGTGCGCCTATTGTTGTTTCGGCTGTCGGCCATGCATTTACATAGCCTATTGATCCCGTTTCGCCAACCGAAACTGTGGCGCTAGCAATCGGCGGTCGAACTGTTTTGGCATCAACTAAATTGGCAGAAAAATAACCTGCGTTGAAGGGACTTGAACCTAAAGAATATGCTCCCTGCCCTGCAATCAGTGTTACCCCATTTCTTACTCCGTAGATTGTTGTACTCTGTAATCCACTGATTGGGCTTGATGTATTAAATACTATCTTTACACTGCTTGAAGCGACCGGAGATGAACCGCTACAATCAAAGGTTCTACTAGAATATACTGGACCGTTCTCCGCCATTGCAAAAGTGGCGTTATTACCTGTAGAAGGTAGTTGAGCAAACGTCGGTGTGCCTGACGATGTTCCGGTTATTTGAGTTCCAGCAGATGCGGCCCCCGCCGTATCCGTCAGTATGTTGCAAGCCCACGTTCCAGATGCACCGCTTAGGAACGCCGTCTTACTGGCTGTTACTTGGACATAATCCGAATTGCTAATGATCGCTGTTGGAACCACACCTAAAGTAGCGTCACTAACTGTTTCTGTAGTGCCGGTCAACTTAAAAATTGCTGCTTTATTTACCGGCGATCCCCCACTAAGAATGAATTGGCAAACAATATTACCATTACCATTTAGAAATGATCTAAACACTGCTCCTAAAATACCAGCTAAACAAGTTGCGGACGCACCCGCAGTTAATGTTGTTCCCGATACTGTGTATGGGATTGACTGAAGAAATCCACTGATGTTAATACTTACTGTTCTAACAATACTGCCAGAAACATAAACAACCGGAACCGACGCCGTTGGAGAGAGATTAGCCTCCGCGCCAATAGAAGGAACCGTACCGCTTACAGTAATTGCTCTTATTATTGAGGCTGATGCTCTTTGATAACCAAGCACAAACGACGACCCTACTGTGACTAGCTGCCCATAAGCAGCCCAATTGCTTACGAGCGTTGTACTAACAGGTGTATTGACCGTTACCGTATTTGTAGCAATCGTCAGCGTGACCGTTTGCATTCCAGTGGTTGTATCATTAGTACAAACCAGCACCTGATTTGTTGCGCTTAGCACGCCGATATAAGCCCCGGACGAAATACCGGAACGGACCAGAGTCGCGCTGCCCCATGTCTGCGTGGATGCGTCATACACTACGGCATAACAAGATGACCCACCAAACAAAAAACAGGTTCTATTTGCATCTAATGCGATGCGTACCAAAGGCGAACCATTTGTATTTGTAGCCGTCATATTTATATATGACGCCGTAATCCCCAACTTCTCCAGCCCGTAATAAGCCCAAGTACCCGCAGTAGTCGCGTTATCTGACAGGCCAATCATGGCCCCAGTACGCGGCCGAATCCAGCCCAGTTGCGTCCCTGCGTTGTCCTTGACTCCATAGTCATAATCGCCAGCGTTGTAGACCGAGAAAAGGTTGTCGGCTTTGGTGCAGGTCGTTGCATCTGGCAGGGTGACATACAGACCCGGAGCGGTGGGGGTGATCGTCAGCGTAGCTGCGCTGGATGCGGTCAGGGTGACATTGCCGGTGCTGGTGGTGCCGCCTGTGCCCGAAACAGTCAGTGTGGCCCAGCTCGCCGTCGTCCCATTGGTGGTGACATACTTTCCCGCGTTGCCCGTCTGCGCTGGCAGTGCTGAGCTGAAGGCGGTGTTGGCTACAAAAGCTGTAGTGGCAAGCTGTGTGCTGCTGGTGCCCAGGCTGGCTGTGGGCGCAGTGGGTGTGCCGGTAAAGGCGGGGGAGGCAAGGTCGGCTTTCGTTGGGACGGTGTTGAGCTGGGTATGCGTTGCCGTCACTGCGCCGGTGATGTTCGGAAACGTCGCCTTCACCGTGCTTTTGACCAGCCGCAGGTGATCGTCGCCCTGGCTCTTGGGGTCGCTGGCCGTGGGGTTGGTGGCCACCAGGTCGCTGATATAAGTGCCAACTTCTAATGCCATGACTAATCCTTAAATGGTGCGCACGCGCAGGGCCGAGCCCGAATGGGTTGCCGAATCGTCTTGCTGCTGCAGCAGGCTCAGCGCTTCCACATAGCGGCCTTGGTAGACCTGCATGTTGGCGGGGTCTTGGGCGTACTGCATCGCCTCAATCAGCGTGGACCACAGGTAGACGCCCGGGTGGTTGGTCAGCAGCCAGTTGGTGCTGTTGGTGATCAGGCTGGGGAAGCGCGCGTAGTAGATGATGTTGAGCGTGTAGGCGCTGTCCGGTATCGGCCCGAGCAGGATGTTGTCGCCCTCAATCGTGTAGAGCGCAGGCACGCCGGTGTAGCCGCCACTGGGAAAGCGCGCGTCCAACTGCTCGATGGTGGCGTAGCTCAAGGGCCGCTCGGGCGTGATGGCCACCGACAGGTTCTCCAGCTCCAGCCAATCGGCCGGCAAGGCCACAGACTGCGTGAGCGCCACGGTGGTCAGCGTGCTGGTGGTGATCTGCTTGCGCAACCTCAGGTCGCGGCTGATCCTGGCCTCGGCCATGGTCACAAAGTCAGGGATCAGCGCCGTCAGGTCGGTGCGGTGCGCCCAATTGGCGATGCTTGCCTGCAGGTCGGCGTAGGTGGCGAGCGCCATTACACGCGCCCCTTCCAGATGCGGAAGGCAGCCAGCGCCGGGTCATTCACAACAGCGCGGATGTGGTCTGGCGCAGCACAGAAGTCCGCAAAGCTGATGCCGGTGCGTGCCAGGTACTGCTCGACAAACACCATCGGTATCTCGGCGGCGTGCTTCAGATCCGGCGCGCTGCCCGAGCCAATCGCCGCCATCTCGCGCGTGTAGTTGACGATGGGCTCCACGTCCTGCGTGCGCTGGATGGCGTAGCTGTGGTCGGCCCCTTCAAGCATGCGGGTCTGCAGCATCACATCAGCTCCATCGGGCTGACCTGCACCACACCGGCTGCGGACACCTGGATGGCGGCGATGTGGGTTTGCCCACCGGTAGAGATCACCACGGCGTCACCCGGCTGCACCTGCAAATCGGTCACCACGGCGGTCTGGGTGCCGGTGCCAATGCGCACGCAAGCGGGCTGGGTCGCCGCGATGCGGATAAAGCGGGGCAAGGTGCCAGCGCTGTCCAGCGGGATGGTGGCCCCGTTAGACGTGGCGCTGGTGGCCAGCTGGATACCCGTCTTGGTGACGGAAATGAAGTCATGAGCCATTCGGCCTCCTGGCGCTTCTCAGCGTTAAAAAATGAATCCGGGCCTTTCACCCGGTCGGCTTATTGAGAGCTGCTCAAACTGTCGTTAACTACTATGTGATGTCTCTTACTGCGGCAGAGGCTTTCTCCTGCCGGGCTTCCAGCGTGTACTCGGTCACCAGCGCCTTGCCCACGCCGTCGTAGCTGTTGGGCAAGTCTTGCATCGTGGGCGCGGTCAGCTCGGCCAAAGCCCAGTAGTCCATGTCCAGGATGAAGACGGTGCGCGCGCGCTGGAAGCGGTTCGGCACCACCTTGAGCGTGCCAAAGTCGCTGACATAGACCGAGATCGCGGCATTCAGCGTGGCGTCGGCATCCTTGAAACGGGTGCTGTTGCCGGTGAATGTCGAAAACGTCTGCTTGGCTGCCGGCGACACCATGATCAGCTCGGGTGAGCCGCCCTGGGTGTAAGCCGACTGAAGCGCGGTCTTGAGCAGCGCCTCAGTGAAAGCCCGCTGCGTGCCATCGGTCGGCGCCGTGCCGGGGTCGCTGGTGTAGGCGCCGGTCGTGTAACCGGTGTGCGCGTCCACGTTGGTCAGCACCCAGCCCTCAAGGCCGCGGGTCTGGCGGGCGGTAGTCGTGTTGCCGGCGTTGCTGGTCGTGTTCTGCGTCAGCGCGACCTCAATGTCCCTTTTCATTTCCTTGGACACGTTGGCCATTTGGTAGGCCAGCATGTTCTTCATGCCGTAGGGGTTCGAGGCTTGCTGCGTGCGGGACACGGCGACGATCTTGCTGGAGATCTGCGTGCGGTTCCACAAACG